TATCCTGGCAAGAAACTTACTGCATCTGATTTTAATAAATTAGATAAAGTAATAAGAGAGAATATCCCTGTGAATCTTGCAAAAGGTTCTAGAGATTCATATGGAGTAGCAGTCATTAATGCTATGAAATTTAATACTCCTATGAATACTGATAAACTATCTCTCTGCTATGGAACTCTTGGAAATGGTAATCATTTCATTGAAATCGATATGGATGAGAATGGACAATACTATCTTACAATTCATACAGGTAGTAGATCTATTGGCCCTGCTATTAATGATTATTTTAATAGAAAAGGCCAAGAAAATCTCAAGTTGAAAGGTATTTCTGTTCCTTATGAAATGACTTATGTAGATGATATGCTTTATGTGCAGTATGTAGATGATGTTCGAAAAGCAACAGAATTTGCAAGGTTAAATAGAAATAGAATTAGATCTATTATCTGTAGAAAGATGAAATGGGATTCAGAAATTGAATTCAATGCTCCTCATAATACAATCTCTGATAAATCTATTCTTTGCAAAGGTGCAGCATGTGAATTTGATATGGAAAATATAATTTATATTCCTATCAATATGAAGGATGGTATTCTTTATGGAGAATTAAATGCAAAGAATAGCGATGAATGGAATTATGCCCTTCCTCATGGTTCTGGCAGACTGATTAAAAGAAGTGAAGTTAAGAATTCTGTTACTCTTAATATGTTTAAGAAAGAAATGGATGGAGTATTTTCTACTTCTGTTTCTAAGGATACGCTTGATGAGTCTCCTTTTGCATATAGAAGGATTGATGAAATCAGAGAAGCAGTTTCTGATATTGTAAATGTAAAAGGTGTACTTACTCCTGTGTACAATTTTAAAGGAGGAAATTAATGTTAATTCAAATTAGTTCTGGTATTGGAGCTCCTGTAGAATGTGAACGAGCAGTTTATCTCTTTTCGCAGAAGCTTATTTCTGAACTTGATGCTACTATTATCAAGAAGAAAGAATCTGGATTTCATAAAGGGTGCTATAAATCGTGTATTCTTAAAACTGATAATCAGATTAATTCTATTGAATATAATGGCACTATTCAATGGATATGCAAAAGTCCCTTTAGAATTGGATGGCCCAGAAAGAATTGGTTCATTGATATAAGCACTATTGATGAAGCTAAATTTATTGATCCTAATGTAGAAGGCCAAATTTCTTATGAAACTTTTCGTAGTGGAGGTAATGGAGGACAGAATGTAAATAAAGTAGAAACTGCAGTTAGAGGAGTTCATAAGCCTACTGGAATTTCTGTTGTTTCTATGAAAGAAAGATCTCAGCTTCAGAATAAGAAAGATGTAGAACATCGTATTTCTGAAAGAATTACCGATATTAATGAAAATAATAAGGCAGTTCAAAAGAATTCTGAATGGCAAGAGATAAATAAAATTGTTCGTGGAAATCCTATTAGAGTTTATGAAGGTAAAAACTTTAAAAGGATTAAATAATAATTCTCTAAAAAGAAAGGAAGTTTTATTATGACTTATCGTTTTAATTATGATGATGCTATTGTTAACTATCAGGTGGTTGAGGTCAAAGGAGTGAAATGCCTGTTTACTGAGAGCAGACTTCATAGATTCCCTATTCCTGGATTTCTTCATATTTATGATCTTCGGCATGGAGATAATTTCAATCGTCCTGCAACTCTTGAGCCTTCTGTGAAAGTCAACTTCTTTGGCTCTATCATCACCGATCATGTTTTTAAGCTTAACTCTAGCAAGATCGATCCTAATGATAAGTATCTTGAGCTCAAGAGAAATGATTTTAAATTCACTTATGAGAATGATGTTCCTGGCACTGAAGCCTGTAAGTGGATTAGCGATCATAGTATTGAAGAAGACTATGATGAATAAATAAAAAGTCCGGGTAGGATCACTCCTACCCGGATTTATTTTTTTGTATTACTAATCAGGATTTTATATAGACTATATTAGTGTATCTACAATTCTTAGGATCACCATCTATATTAGAGGCATGATAACCCCTCTCTAAATAACTACTTGCATTAGCAATATAGCTACAAGCTACCAAGTCTTTAATATAAAATGGTTCTAATCTCCATTTGTTATCTTTAATACATGAAAGATTTACATATGGAATATTATTCTTAAAAGCCCAAGCAATATAAATATCATTAATTACAGAATATACTTGTCCAGTCTTAGTAATACAATATAGATTAGGAAGAATACTAGGATATGAGAGAGTCTTAGCTTCTTCCATGCTATCATGATTACTGAATCCTCTAACAGCAATCATGTTTTGCATCAGATCATAGTAGCCATCTTTAGAAGAGTCCATAATAGGTTCTCCTATTCTTATGGTATTACTTATATCCAAAAGCTTTCATTGTATCAATCTCTGTAAGCTGAACAGTAGAATCATGGAATGCTTTCATAGATTTATTCTTATAAATAGAGAAAACTTGCATAAGAGTAAGTCCAACATTCTTGATTCCAAGTTTCTTATAGAAATTGCCAGCACATGCATTACAGGGTTTCTCATGGGGGCAAAGGTATGCCATACGCATCTTAACTTTCTTACCAATGAATTGATCTCGGTTTTGAGAATTAAGCTCAATTAGCTTACCATTGCTTCCTATAATATTGTTGTACATATACTGGTTTACATTTTTAGGAGTTAGCTCTACTACAATATGCCTATCAGTATGGCAATCAGTACCATCTTCATCCAGAATCAAGTCTTGATATGCCATAGTAGTAAGGTTCTCTAGATAGCCACCACCCTCAGTCTTTTTACCACGAGAGTATGCACCTTCTATGCCGGAGTTAGAATATAGAGAATATTCTTCTCTCTTAATTCCTTCCATATAGTTAGAAGTAGCAATACGAAACTCTTGCTTAGAATCAGGGTTAGGATCTCTAGTAGCGCCTTTCCAGATAAACATATTTTTGAAGTTATTATTGATATTAGATCTTGCTCCAGATATGAAAGAATCCATTGCTGGATCATCTTTCAAGAGTTCCTTAGCATAAGCAATAAGTTCGTCCTCAATTTGCTTAGCAACAACAGTATCTCCAGATTCAAGTTCTTTCTGATGCTCTTTAATAAGCTTATCCTTTAGCTTATCAATCTGAACACTGCATGTCAGAAGATCTTCAGAATAATTTGGAGCTAGCACTGTAACAAATTGCATTGTAAACTGAGTTTTCATCAAGTAATGCTTAAGAGTTTGAACAGAGATTCGATCTTCCATTAGAGCATATGAAAGATCTTGGTTCATATCTTCTAGCTGACCACCATTAATAGTTTTATTTACATATCCAAATAATTCAAAAAGCTCAGGCTCAATGAACCATTTGTTGAAAATCCAAATACCAACAGTGGTGGTGAAATTATTTTTATTTTTGGGATTCTCTGGTCCATAATATCCAGGAGGAACCTTTAGAATATCATATGGATGGCATTTGCATTTGCCATCGTATTCACCAAATAATCCAAAAATAAAAGAAGATGTGATTTTATCTTCTGTAATATTAAGGAGCTCTGCTTTAAGAGTAGGATCTGTAATTTCAATAGATACTCTCTTCTTAACAGCCATAATTTACCTCCATTAGAAGTAAATATGATAAGTAATATCAATACCCTTAGTAAGGTCAATCAGAGGCTCATTAGGAATATTGAGCTGAGTCATAGGAGTAATGTCCTGATACCAACGATAGCCAGAAGACTCATTGTACCATGCAGTCAGCAGAGAAATAGAATTGATCTTTGCATCATTGATAGAAGTAGTAGCTCTGAAATAATCACGGAAGTCATCCTTAGTGATTCTCAGATTCATCTCAACAAAGGTCTCTGCATCAGTCTCATTCTGAGAGTCATACAGATTTGCATCAATGATAGTACCATCAGTGAAACGCATATACATCTTAGGATCAGACTCAAAAGCCTTGAAGTAATATGCATAGCGATCAGTTAGTGTCTTACGGCCAAAATACTTCTGGCGAAGCTCATCAGTAAGATCATTCTGTTGTAGCTGATAACGGAAAGGAACTAGATCTCCATTAGGAGCAATTCTCTTAGTATACTTAACAGGATAAACAGCAGAGTTCTCTGTACCACAGCCCTGAGTGCCGCAGCAGAATAGGCAAATCTTAGGCAGATTTGCAGGAGAAGTGCCATGAGCAACAGAATTATCTAGAGACAGATCCTTGTTATAAGTAGGCAGTGCAACTAGCTCAGGAAGATTAAAGCACTTTTCTGCAACAAACTGAGAACCAGCAATAACAACACGGTTATGAGTAGTCAGCAGAACTTCTCCCGTATCGATATCCTTAAAGATAACTTCGCCACGTAGAAAAGACTTATGAATATTTGCATCATCACGACTCTTCTGAGAGTCAAAGAATGTCAAATGCTTATCAAACATGTCTAAAACCTCCATTTTAGTTAATTATTTGAATGTTCCGGTATACAATATTATTGGTCAAATTGATGTGCAGGAAATTCTTGAGTATTAATAGAATAATAATCATCAAGAAGAGTATATTTTTCAGATTTAAATTGAGTAGTATCCAGAGATTGTCTAGCCTCATCCATTAATACTACAGAATAGAAATCATAAAAATCAGATCTCGTAATATCATCTTGATATCTCATTCTATCTTCCATATATCTATCTATAAGAAGAACAACTAGATCTACTAGCCAATCATCTCTATAATAATCATCATAAGTATGATCGTATTCTGTAGAGATAGATTCAAGAATATCTACATGCTCAGTATATACTAAATCTACTAGCATATGAACAATAGCATCTACTGCATAATCATCAATTTCTTTAATGTAATGATCTCCTGCAACAAATTCTTCAGAATTCATTTCTAGTGTAGTATAAGATTCTTTATAATCTCGAATGATCTTCTCGACCTGCTTATAATTATCGGAGTTATAATACTCGGCATAATTCTTTGTGAGCCAAGTAGTAATATCAAACCAGACTTTATCAATCATTCTGCACTTTTCGCTAGGAGATAGTTTGGAAGTCATTCCTTGAATAGCGTCTTCAATCTTAATAATCTCACTCTTATCAAGCATATACTTAAGAAGAATATGATCAATAAGTTGTACATAATTCTCAAATTTATCATCAATAGAATAAATGATAGAAGAATCATGAGTAAAGATTTTAAAAGATTTAAAGAAGTCAATGACTTCTGTTACATATTGCTTGATGAAGTCAATAGAAATAGAAGGTAATCCAGCAAATACAGTATCAAGACTAATTTTATCTTGATCTATATAATCTTTCATATAAGAAACAATTGCCTGAATAGCATTAACACAAGCTTCCTGTCTTGTGTCTTTGCTATTCATATTAAGAATCTTAGTAATGAAAGAGAATAGAGAACCATCTTTATATCTTAAATATTCTCTATAAGTATATGCCATTTTAGCAGTGCCAACTTTCTTCAGATCATTATTCTCTTTGATATATAAATCAAGATTATGATCTTCTACAAATGTATTGGGTACTACGAAACATAGATTATCATCATCTATAGATTCTACAAGCCATTTCCAATCTCTAGTATAATCATCTGGATTATGATAATCATTTTCATCAGGTAATACAATAAATTTAGAATGATATCCTTTTGCTTTATACTGATCTACGATAGTATTAGTTCCAATAAGGAAATATTCCATATTGTAGTTTGTAGTAAGCAAAGTCTTATAGAGATATCTATAAGCATCATAGATTTCTTTAGATGGAGGATTTCTCATTACTTCAATGATATGATCATAGCAATCTTTATTTGTAAAGAAAATATCTTGAAGCTGTTTAAAAGAAATAATAGTATTATTATCAGGAACTGTATAAGTATCTACATGCAAATCTTTTAGTGTAAGGCCTTTATGATTTTCCTCTAACCATGCAGCAATCTTACTGAGATCTGCTTCCATATTGAATCCTAGAATCTGAGCACATTTAGATCTAGTATCAATAATTGTATCATCTACTCCGTAATAGATATAACTTAGAGAGAAAAGAGCAATAATAATATCTACTAATTCAAATTTCTTTGTAGTAGATACATTAGGAAGATTTAGTCTAAGAGTAGATTTATCTACGTTATTATACATAAGGATATTCATAAAATATCCTAAAGTAAAATTACGTTTTGCAAGATCAATTACTGCTTCAATAGAATAATATTTAGATCTTAGAACTGTAAAGTCTAGATCCTTAATATCTTTCTTTACATCAGCATACTGCTTATCTCCAACCCAATAAGCATCTGATTCTACTACAGAATCATATTCTAGTACGCTAGAATCTTTACGAATATAATTATCATATTTATCAAGCATTGGAACCTTAATAAATTTCAAATCATAATCTACGTCATTGTCTTCAGATACTGTAGTATTACCCATAGAATCTGTAGTAACTTTCTTTTCATCAAAGTAATCTAGGGTATCTTTAGAATTTACATATCTATCTTTCATAATGTAATATCTAAATACTTCGATATTCTCTGCGCCAAAGATAGATACAATATCTACAATACATTTATCAGTAGATTTAAACTTAATAATTTTATTAAGATTCTTTACTAGAGCAACTTGATACTTTAGAGGAATATCTTTAAAGTATTTTACTCCATTAGATTCAAAGATATATTTGCAAGTACGAGTATCAAAAATATCTCGTCTGATAATATATTCAGGAAGTTCAACAATCAAATCAATGATTGTTTGAATCGTGAGAAAGATCATCATAAAATTATCATAATAATCAGATCTATACTTATAAGCTTCTGAATATCCAGTATAAAGCAAATACAATCTATTTGCCTCAAATAGATCTTTAAATCTACGCTGAACTTCTTCTGCATCACATCCAGGACAATAAAGAAGAGCAAATCTATCTGCTACTCTTGCATTATAATAATCTACTTCTCTATCTCCAATATGAAGAATATATCTTACATCCGTCTGAGTAAGATCCCAAGAAGCTAGAGTGTTAGTATCATTATAAATATTCTCACATGTTCCATTTTCATAGATCATGTTTTTCTGAGAAGTAGAAAGTTGATCAATAGGCTGGTAATCAGAAACTACAATCTGATTACCATCTTCATCGTAATCATAATCTTCTTTATAAAATGCAGATACATGATCAATACTTGTAGGAGTTACTGAATTAATATATTTAGTATCAATCCATAATCCTTTCCAAGCTCCAGTCTCATCATAATTAGGCTGACCATGAAGCATACGATAATAGTTATTCTGCTCTTCATAGTTGTCTTGAAAAAGCTGAATAGCAAAATTCAATAGTTTTTGTCTATCTGCTTTTGGAATTAAACTATTGTCTCTAGCAAATGCTGCAGACGTTTCTTTAGAATAGAAATGCTCAAGAATCTCTTCATCATAATAGAAATTGCTAAATGATATTGTATTATTACCAATAGCAACTAGAGTATCTCCATTAAGCATAGAGTCTTTTGTCTCGTTCTTATTAGCTAGATCATAGTCTTTAATGACTAATCCTGTAGCCATCTGTCGAGCATTATATACTAATTCATCCAACAGAGGGTTATCGCTAAATACCTTGTTAGACAAGGATACTTTCTCCATTTACATCTTTCCTCCCATCTCTTAATAATTACATATATGTCAACTCTCTCATCCTCCACATTTCAATAATTTAAGGGGGCAGATTCGTATGGATTCCAATATTGTGCAGTATAATAATGATACTAAAATTGCTGACTCTAAAGATATAAATATATATCTTGCTC